ATTCCACATATCGCAGACAAAGAACAGATCATTGTACTCATCGAGAACAAATTGAGGTCTTTGAACGTCACCACCAGAAACTGCAAGACGTTTGACATATTTAAGTTCAATATTCGCACCGTCATACTCCATGACGCCGAACAGAAGATCATTATTGTCTTCATCAATACCACAGAAGGCAACTTGATTGTCACCAAGGTAATACAGTTGATGCATCTGCTCACCTTCGGTTTCAGATGCAAATTTACGCTTTTCAACTACATCACCTTGATTGTTGAGTTGCATGACCCAGATATCATCGGGATCGGGAGAGTTAGTGTCGGTCCAACCGCAAATATAGACTCTTTGCTCTTCATCCAGGTAGATATCACCAGCATAGTCGCGACGAGTCGTACCAGACACACCAGCAATCTCTTTCTGGAATCTTACAATACCTTCGGGGTTGTTAGCATTGTCCAGACCAGACTCATACTTAGCAACCAGGATATCGGGGTTGTAATTAGCAGTTCCTTGGGATTCAGTTTCACCAATCAGGTAAATGAGATGATTAGATTCGGATGTCTGGTCAAGATACATCTTCTTCCAACGTGCAGTCTTGATGGATGCACTAGGAAGCAAAGATCTGTCCCAAACGAGACTACCGAGGTCATTATACTTGGCAAGGAATGCTGCACTGTCACCATTCGGTTGAAGGATCTCACCACAAACATACAGATTACGATCATCAGCAACAACTGAGTCGTGAATCTTGATTTGACAGTTTGTCTGAGTCTCAGAGTAGATTGTAGACCAATAATAAGTCTTCTTGAACTTCTGGGGATGTGATACGCGAATTTCAGGAGGAATTTCAGTATCGTAGTTGAAACCAGAGTTGATAATATTAACTTTATCGATCTTACCTGTCGTTACATCCAAATCAATATCAAGTTCAACGTCTTGACCACTGGTTGTAATGATTTCGTAGGTTGGAGGAATAGATTCGTTGTAACCAACACCAGTTTGCAGGACATTGATGGAATCAATGCCTGTGACCACAGACATATAGAATCTCTTGTTGGTATTCTCTGTAATGACTCTGGAACTAACGATAACTTCGTCTTGGGCGATCAGTTCGTGATCTGTTTCTGTTGTAATTCTTCCGTAGGGGATGTCGTTGATGACTTCCTTTCTATATTGAGAAATTGCAGCACCTTGAACAGATTCAACTTGTGCGCTAGCGCCAAAACCATCCGTTCCAGTGTTATCGAAGAAGAGAGTATCAGTAACCTGATAGGATACACCAGGATTCTCAATAACAAATCCATCGATCTGAGCATTCTCAAATTTCGTTGTTGTCTCAACTTCGATATCGACTCTGGACTCTGTTGAAACTCTTGGGAAGTAATCATAGATTTGAAGTGCTGCTTCCTCAGTTAACGCCTGATCTGTGGCGATTTCGTTGGGAGAAATGATACCATCATTATCTATATCTTCTGTTTCAAACAGAATCAAGAATCCTTCCTTCTCAGTAACCAACTGATCGGACTGTTGGTTGGGTTGACGATCAATATCAATGTCAACATCCTCATAAGGATCTCTATAACGAGAAACGTCAGAAGGAATGTTTTCCTGAGTGGCATTCAGACTGACGTTCCAAGTGTCAACCACAGAGTTGAATTCGGGACCAATGATATACGGGAACACAGGCAGACCTGCTTCCGAAGCATCAATAGTGATGAAGTATGCATAGATGCCATCAGGATACTCAGGAGTCTTACAGAAACGACCATTGTAGGGGTCAAGGTCACCTTCTTGGAAGGTGTACTCATAGTCATCAATGAACTGACCAGCAGGGTAGTCAGTCAGAGAGGGACCATCGACACGAGCGGGATTTGGGTTGGTGTCAATATCATATACAACGTTTGTTTTCAGTTTGTAGGAAGAACGCATTCTTCTGATACCACCATTCTGATCGGTGGGATCGATATAACCATAAGGACCATAGATCGGGTTACCATCAAATGCCCAACCAATAATCGGGGAGTGACTGATGGACGCGCCAGTCTCAGTACCCTCTTCAATAAATTGATTGTTTTCGGGGTTCAGGATAACGTTATCACCGACTACATAACGCAGTTCTTTCGGATCGGAAACGTGAGCATATTCGCCACCATACTGGTTGTTGAAACCAGTGAACACATAACCACGAGCAACGTCATACTTGTTACTCAGTTCATATTCAACGTTCTTGTTCCATCTAAACACAGATGCTTCAAACGTTGCAAGTTGTCCAACTGCTTCCAATCTGACAGTAGTGTTACCTTGGGTGTAACCAACACCTCTGTTGGTAATTTGAATAGAGATAACCTTACCCTTATCTTCACCGAGGGTTCCGATAACTGCCTTTGCTTGGGCACCGAAACCATCACCATTGATGTATACAGTGGGTGCAGTGGTGTATGCAGTACCAGAGTTAATGATAGCAATCGAAACGATACGACCATTAATAACGATTGGTTGTGCCAGGGCACCTTCACCAGAGTTTAACTTAATGTTGGGAATATCAGTGTAACCGCTGCCTCGGGCGGTAAGGGTAACACCCGTGATTGGACCACGAACTTGGGCAGTAGCAAGGGCACCAGCACCGCCACCACCAGTAATAGAGATAGTGGGTTGTGCTGTATATCCAGTACCAGGGTTACCGACCAAAACACGAGTCACACGACCGTTGGTAACAACTGCTTGTGCAGTAGCACCAGATCCACCACCACCAACGATGGAGATCAGAGGTTGCGAGGTATAACCACTACCTTCATTAGTAACTTCAATAGAACTCAGGGAACCATTAACGATTACCTCAGCAGCAGCACCGCTACCACCGCCACCAGTGATTTCTAGTTGTGGTTTGCTACCAGCATCATAGTCAATACCACCATTAGTGATGCTAATGCCAGTCACAGGACCATATGTAACAAACTCTTGGTCTTTGTAAGACCATGCTGCAACGCCATTGACCCATGCACCAATCGGAGTGTTGGGTTTGACAACAGTTCTAGTAGATACAGTATTTACTGTTCTGGGGAATCTCAGCAGTTTGCGCTGGTTACCAGGAATGAGTGCCGATCCACTGAAAGGACCAATCTTGTAGTTGGGCAGACCAGAGGCAGCAACGTAAACGTAATCGTTATTGAAGAAAGTGTTCTGAATGTTAGAAGTAAACAGAGAGATCACTTCATCGATCGTGTCCTGTGTGGACTTACCTCTGTTTAGGTCCACAGACAGCAGAATGTTACCCTGAGGTTCGATGTCAGTAGGAACAGGGATCAGATACGAGAAGGTGAACTCATCCAGACGTGCAGTAACTTCAAACGTACCGTTATAAACAGCAGGGTTAGCACCATAGATGGTCACAGCGTCTTCGACGAGCAAACCATGAGGATTGGCGCAAGTAACAGTTGCAGTTCTGTTCAGACCGCCTGGTTCAATACGATCAACGCGGATTAGTTTCTTAACGTTGTACAACCAAGACTGCAAACGTTGATCATCAGCAGTAGAACCCAGAGCAGCAACATTCAGTTTGTCGCCAGGCAGATAATAGGATCCACTGTCTTCGAGAACAGTTGTTGCTGCCTCAGCAATACCCAGAATACGAAGTTTGACTTCTGTTTCCAGTCCTCTGTTGACATATACAAAGATATCAGAATGGATCGTTGTACCAGGATCCCAATCCTCTACAATGCCATTTTTGGAACGAGTACACTCGATGAATTGGTTCAGAGACTTATCTTTGTACTGAACAACCTCACTATCATCAATAATGATCGTACCGTTCTTCTCAGGCCATCCAATAGTGGAGTCAACGGTAATAATGCTCTCGGTAGTGTCCAGAGGTTCAACCAAGACTGTTTTGTAGGGAATCTTAAACTCACCGCTCAATGTTTCTTCGGAAATGGCGAGTTCGTAGATAACATCAGTACCTTCGATAATCGAAATGACATTTTCGATCAAAACTGACGCATCTTTGATATTCTGGTCAACAGGATCAGCAATTTGAACCAACTGAGCGTTAGTCAGGTTGACGGGATCACCAGAAATCAACTGAGCACGCAAAATAGTGTCTACGACCCAAGATGCCGCAGACGGAGTGATCATTTCATCCTTAGGATAGAAAACGTCAATCTCTTCACCAAACAGAATCTTAAACAGATACTGTGTAGCAACTTTTGTACCCTTAGAGAGGTAGAAGTCCTTAATGTCTCTAATAACACGAACAGGATTGACCTGAGAGTAGTCAATCTGGATCGTGGGCATATATTGACGACGGAACTTGTCAAATACCTCACGAATAATCTGAGAATCGAGGTTATGGACTATTGAACCAGAAGTATGACTTGTTTGTGCAAGTGCAGTCTCGGGTGCATATACCTGATTGCCATAATCATCAAATTCAACAACATCAGAGACGCCACGAGCACATCCACGCAGTGAAGAAGGTTCATAATTACGACCACCAGAGAGAATGTTGAAACCAGTGACCTCACCGAAACCAACATCGCAAGATGCCTGTGCAGAAAGAGGTTCAGCGATGTAAACCTTGGGTGGTTGAGTATCAGAATACCCAGAACCGAAGTTAACGATGTTGATGTCAGTGATTTCTCCGTTAAAGATAGTAGCAACTGCCTCGGCACCAGTACCACCTATGGGTTCGCCCAGAGGTCCCTTACGATCGTCAACAATATAGACAGAAGGAGCATCGGTGTAACCAGAACCACCTGTCAACAGGTTGATGTTGGTCACATTCCCGTTCGCAACAGTCACGTCGAGCACCTGTGCGCCCACAGGTTGGATGATACGTGCTCTCGGGGCAGAAGTGTACCCTCTACCTCTATTTGTGATGGTTACGCTGACAACTTGACCATCAGGAGACACAGAGCAAGTTGCTTCGGCATTGATACCATCCTCAGGAGCAGGATCAATGTAAATTTCGGGAGGATTGCTATAACCAAGACCAGTCTTGACCACAGAAATCGAATTAGCAACGAGACGACCCTCAGAATCGATTATAGGATTGCTAATTTCAGCACCATTCGGGTTGATAAACGAAATGGCAGGAATGAAGTCATATCCAGAACCAGAGTTAGTGATCTCGATTCCAGAAACTTGACCAGTAGTGTCATCAACAGTAATTCTTGCTGCTGCCTGAGATCCATTGATCAAATCAGACGGAGGAGTGATGCTGATGACAGGTGGATTATAAGAATTGTAACCCTGACCACCATTAATCAGTTTGGCATCCTTGATACCATTGACAAGAGTACGACCAGCGGCAGCTTCACCAATACCAGTCGAAGAGAAGATTGAAAGTTTGGGGGCAAAGTTTAGTTCGTACCCTTTACCACCATTTTTGACAATAATTCTATCAATCTCACCATTAGCACCAACACGAGCAACTGCCTCAGCGTCTTGACCAACAGTCGGAGACACATATTCAATAGAACGAATATGGAATGTGTCCTGAGTAGAGATATTGATGAAATACTTGATTCTAGTGTTGTTATCAGTCAACACATAGTCAACATAGGGGCGTTGAAGCACACCATTCCTATTGATGATTAGACCGATCTCAGCGATCGGAGCATATGCAAGATTATCATACTGCATGGTCATAGAATCTTGACCTTGCAGATCTGCAACAGGAGGCAGATCCAATTCCTTAATAATCGAATCGGCAAAACCAATGTAATACAGGATCTGTGTCAGTTCTACCTGATCGTTGCCTGTGCGGGCACGAGGTGCCTCTGTAAAGATGATCTCAGACCCACTGATGGTGTAGTCTACTTGGGGGATCAGAAGGTCCCCATAGATGGTTACAGCGAGGTGTTCAGCAGATACAGGAGATACGGGTGTACCGAGGAATTTAAGATCAAATGTTCTGCGAGTGCCGTCAAAGAACTCCCAAGGAGATTCGAGTGCCTGTCTTTTCTTATTAAATTCTTCAAGAGAGATACCAGGGGTCAGAATAGCATCAGGACCACGAACGGTATTCTCATAGTAAATGACTTCATTATCAATCATCACCGAACCATTGTTCGGCATAAATCCATCAATCTGTTCGACTTCGATTAGATCGTTGGTGGGATCAACGTCCTTAATCAACACCGTCGAGGACGTTAAAGTCTTCTGGTCGTAAGCATCAATATCCAGATATTTCAGGATGTTGTTCAGAACGTTATAGGAACGACCTGTCTTCTCCTGAGACTTATAGTATTCAACTAAAAAGTTGATCAGTTGCTCATCCTCATTACGGATGAACTCTGGGAGCTGATTGGCAACTCTATCAGAAACGTTGATCGTATTTGCGAACATTTATCTCTTAGAAACAGGTTTCCGTTTCGGGATACACAAAGGCATCCACGGGGTAGTTGATTGTATTTATGCCGCCGCCACCATAGTTCCATCCGTTGAAATTGAACGGATCGAAGTTAGAGATAGCGATGTCATCGACGTTAATATCTCTCGGATAAACCTCTGGGTTGAAGAGTGTTGGATCAACACCAGCGGGGATCTTGATAGATCCAGGTCCAGGAAGAACAACCACAGGAACTCTTGTAGTTCCATCTGGGGTGTCTGCAATATTCAAAGGTCCAACACAGACCTGTCCAGTCGAATAATCAACTGTGCCGACAGAGTTGTTCAGAATGACCTCTTTTTCGTTTCTGTTAGTAACCATCATCATGTTACCCAGACCATCATCGCGAAGATTGACGGGAACTAGGGTAGTTGTGTTGGTTGTGGATGTGTTGAAGAGAACATTTTCAAGGGTGCTATTACCACCTGCCAGAACTGCATCTGATGAAACAGTGCCTGTCAGGAGAGATCCTGCTGCTTCACCAGCAGCAATCAAATCGGCAACCTCTTCGGTATAACCAGTAGCGTAGAATGTTCCACTCTTGACTGAGGAGAACTTAGGTTTACAAGCGCCACCGCCATTGCCGCCACCATCGCCATCACTACCGCCGTCGCCGCCAGTACCGTTCCCATCACCGCCGCCGTACTTATTGGGGTCAGTAATAGGATTGTCAAAGTCCAAACATTGTGTAAACTGATTGCCAAATGTAAATTGATCAAGATTTTGTCCCAAAGACATGTGTGTAGTTGTACCAGCAATCGATGTGTCTGACGAATCAATCATCGAATTGAATTTGGACAGTTCCAAGCGACCACCAAAGCGATCATTTCGATTCTGAGAGTTGAATTGATCAACAGACTTCAAAATTGCCGATGCAAGTTCATTGGAAGAACGAGATGTCTCGTTTCCATTGAATGTTGGATATACTTTTGGTGAGATGTAGAAAATTCTAGGATCGACGATGATCGGTTCGATCGATGCCATAGAATAGTTCAGTAGTTGGTTCCTGATCCTCTTCTTAGTTGTGGTGTTGAGGTTAACACCTGTCTTGGATCTAACCGAAATGTAAACTTTGCCGTATTCTGGGGGAGACAACTTCTCTCCACCATATGCAGTGACTGATGCTGCCTGAGGAAAGAGTTCAGACACTAGATATGCATAGTCTGCCTCAGTTACTGCTCTATTTTGGACAGAGAAAGACTTAGGAGCGCGATATTTGATGCTCAGACCAGTTTCGCGGTCTTCGCCATCCGCTGCGTTCTCGGTTGTGGTCATTGTGAGCGAAGCTGGCAGCACAATACGACCAGTATTGTCGATCAGACGACCAATAAAGTTGAATTTGGTTGCACCATTTGCATCTGGACCATCTGTGTCGAGATATTCGATAGTGATGAACTCATTATCGATCAATTTGCGCCCAAGAACGCCATCACCGAAGGAAATTTTGTATCTGAGGTCTTCTGTCTCTTCAATAAAGTAAATACGAGAGGTAGAATCAAGTGCTGTGATGTTTTTGGCCAACGAATACTCGTCAACTTCCACAGACTGCTCGTTTGGACGCACTAAAACTTTGATTCTTTCAGTATCTACGTTCTCGGATGGGATAATGTACTCAGGTCTAGCAGTATCATCAACTGTGTAACTATAACTGAGCAGGTTGCCCTGATAAATTGTAATTTTCGAGAAGGTAGCAATACCAGTGTTCTGGTCAACGTTACCTTTAACAGTATTCAGCAATGCATAAGTGTAAGATTCACCATCAACATTAGTGACGAAGACATCGCCCTTCTCAATTGTAACTGTGTCGGGGTAAGATTGCCCACCAGGCAGAGTTGCCGCCTGTACGGTCATAGAAACGCACGCTCTGGACGATTTCTTAGACCTGGGGGTATACCCAATCTGCTTGGCGATCCTTACGATGTTGTCTCTAACAGTCGCAGATTCGAGGAACGCCTCATTCATCGACATGTTTGCCGTGAATGCTGCATAATATGTGTTGTATGCTAAGATATCGATCAAATATGAGGCAGCAGATCCCTCAAAATCATAATCCGTGAACTCTTTACGAGTCCTCAGATAAGATCTGATAGATTCTTTGATCTCAAAAAAGTCTAGTGACGTTAATTCTGACGGAAGTGCTGCCATTTTACGTTCTTTCTAAGAGGAATTCGATTACTTGAACTAATTCTTCACCGACAAGACGATATTCAATAGCAACATCAACGGTTTGTTCATCATCAGAAAGACCAACCACAACATCTTCAATCTCAACACGCGGTTCAAGTCTCTCAATCGTGTTGATAATTTCATCCCTAATGTCCTCAGACGTAAAAACGTCGAAAGGTTCAAACAAAAGTCCTGTTACACGAGACCCAATGTCAAATTGAAAGGGTCTATCACCAAAATTTGTCAAGATAAGGTTCCGAACGGACTGCTTGATAGCATTCTCATTCTTGACAGTGCTAAAATCCTCCGTATTCGGGTTCTGGTTAAAGGACATAGCGAAATCCTTGTACCCCCGTGAGAGAAATTGCTCTGATCGGAACCTATACCTTGACATTATGACTGATATTTATCAGTGTTCTGGATTATTTATAGGGTCAGGTGGAGTATTATATTTTAAGAACTCGCGAAATGTCATTTTCATTTCGCGCTGAGACATGCCACAGTGTGCAGCGGCATTTGGAAGGTTCATCGTCGCATGAAAAAGTCCAAGATTTGACTCTTGGACCAGTTCTGGCGTCGTTTCGACCTTAGGTTCCTTGACCACGGTAACGTTTCTGCTTGCCATTTCGTGAAGTTGCGCTGAGTGAGGTGTTTTTCGATCGACCTTGACGGGTCTTTTTGGGTTTGCCAGGTTGCCAGTCAACCTTGACGACGCCTACTTTTGATCGTGCTGCCATTTTTCTCCGTTTTAGGACCCTAAGATGATAGCACATTAGGTGACCCATACGCAACTACGCTGTTGCAGGGGTAAGACCACCCCATCCAACCAGGAGTTCCGATGCCCAGCGGATCTAGAACTCGTCCGACAGGCAATTTGTTGGCAAAAACAGTCAATGTTGAAGAGAATAGGAACCTGATATGCCCTGTTCCTGCATTATCTTCGATTGTTAGGATTGAA